AGATTGATCTATCGGTCAGAAACCTTAAACAACAAAATAGGGTTATAATGATATTGAATCCTGTAACAAAAGAACATTGGATATACAACAGGTTTTTTGAAGACAAGGGCGTAATGGAGGGCAGCAACACAACTAAAGAAAACACAACATACATACACACCACATATTTAGATAACCTCGACAATCTATCTGAAAGCTATTTAAACCAAATAGAGAATATCAAGAAAAGAAGACCAGACAAGTATAAACATCAAATGCTTGGGGGATGGTTAGCAAAAGCAGAAGGAGTCATATTTACTAATTGGAAGATTGGTCAATTCAAAAAGATAGGGGTTTCTGTATATGGTCAGGATTATGGATTTGCTGCTGATGCTTCAACGTTGGTTGAAACAAACATTGACACTAGAAACAAAATCATCTATTTAAAGGAATGCTTTTATTTGAATGGACTTACCACATCAGAAATTGCTATGCTTAATTTAAAGCACGCTAAAAGCGATTTAATCGTTGGTGATTCTGCTGAACCTAGATTACTGTCAGAAATCAAATCAAAGGGCTGTAATGTGGTTAAAGCAATAAAGGGACAAGGATCAATCACATATGGAATCTCATTGCTTCAAGACTATGATTTGGTTGTGGATGAATCAAGTATAAACCTCATCAAAGAACTAAACAACTATTCGTGGTTGGAAAAGAAATCAAAAACACCACAAGACAATTGGAATCATTTAATCGATGCGATCAGATATGCTGTATCATATCAGCTACAAAATCCTAATAGGGGAACTTACTATATATCATAAAAGTTATAAAATGTTTTGTTTATAAGTAAATAAGTTATATATTTGAGTATTGGTAATAATGCCAGTATTTAAAAAAACAGAACAATGGGAAGTTTTAAGCATCAAAATTTATTAGTTGATAATTCAATTGAATCAATTAAGAAAAGATTAATAACTACTTTAGGTAATATTGAGTTTCAGAAAGGACAAGTCTTTTGGGATGATATCGAAAAGTTAGAACATTGCATAATGGCTTTAGAGAATATTGAAATAGAAAATAAAAAAATCTTTGAACGTCAATTAATAAACAAAGACAATGAGGATTTACCAGTTTTTGATTTATATACTAATGACTTAAATAAATAGAACAGATGAAGAAATTAAGCAAAGCAGGCAAAGCAGGTAAAAGGTTTAAAAGGTTTCAGGGTATTATGTTGATTGTGATTCCTTGTTATTTTATAGTAAGGGTGTTATTAAGTTTAATCTTTGATATATAAATTATGAGTTGGGATGATTTTTTAAATCCACACGAGCAGCCAGAATATGAATGTGGTGTATGTGGTAAGCCTATGCAAGAAGATAAAGGGGTGTGCAGCAACAGTTGTTACGAAGCAGATATGATGTAATTAAAACAGCATTAAAATAGATATACAGGTGGCTAGAAATAGCTACCTTTTTTTTATTACTTTTACTATTATAAAAATGAACTTTAAATACGTTATATACATATGAAAGCTGAATTAACAATACCTAATCATTTGTCAGAAATATCATTAAAACAATATCAAAAGTTTTTAAAGATACAAAAAAACAATACAGATGATTATTTTCTGCAATGCAAAATGATAGAGATATTCTGCAACCTTGAACCTAAAGCTGTAAAACAGTTAAAGCTAAAAGATGCAGATAAAGTGGTTCAGATTATTAGTGATATGTTTGAGCAGAAACCAAACCTTACAAAATCATTTGTAATGAATGGGATTGAATATGGTGTCATACCAAACTTGGATGATATTTCTTTGGGTGAATACATTGACCTTGATACCTATATGGGTGATTGGGATAATATGGAAATTGCTATGAATGTTTTATACAGACCTATCACGGAAAAGATGGATGACAAGTATTTGATTAGTGAATATGATGTTGAGTCAAAGGACAAATTAACAGACATTCCTTTGGATGTGGTTTTAGGATCAGTTTTTTTTTTCTACAATTTAGGGATGGAATTATCTCAAGTTATGATGGATTATTTGGAAGACCCGAACAGGGACAACTTGACGCATCATCAAACTTTTCAAGAAAGTGGGGATGGTATCAATCAGTATTCACTATACTCGCTCAAGGAGATATTACAAGAATTGAAGATATCACTAAATTAGGGTTACACAAATGTCTGTATGCATTAGAATACTCAAAAGAAAAAAGTCAAATGGAATCAAAGAATATTAAAAATAAGTTTAAATGAGCAATCAGGGAGTCAGGGGATTTTATCAATTAACCGAAACAATAAAAGAACAGCTTTTACAAGACGTTAATATAAACACAGTTACAACTGGTGACATAAGTGATGTGAATCTAAATAAGCAGGACATTTTCCCAATGGGACATATCATTGTAAATAACGTGACTGATGAAGAACAAGTGTTGAGGTTTAACATTAGCGTATTAGGTATGGATGTGGTGAACCTATCTAAAGACCCAACAGCAGATATATTCAAAGGTAACAATGATGAGCAGGACATATTAAACACGCAGCTTGCGGTCTTAAATAGGCTTATACAGCGTTTAAGAATGGGTGACTTATATTCTGATATGTATCAACTAGATGGCAACCCATCGCTCGAACCATTCTATGACAGGTTTTCAAATATGCTTGCAGGATGGACAGCGACAATGGATATATTAATTTACAATGATATATACATCTGCTAATGGAGTTGAAGAATTTGGAAGCGGTAATGACCGAATATGCTAAATATGTAATTAAACAGTCCAAGACAAATCTAACAAAAGATAAAAAGGGCGGTGGGAGTTTATATAATTCCCTTAAATACAAATTGCATCAAGACGACACAGCAATGTTGGTTGAATTTATGATGGAAGATTATGGGGCTTATGTTGATCGTGGTGTTAAGGGGGTTAATTCTACATATCCAGAAACAAAAGCAGCGTTATCCAAATTTCAATATGGAAGTGGAACAGGTGTTAAAGGCGGTCTTACTAAAGGTATTGAAAAGTGGCTTAAAAAAAAGAAGTTAAAATGGCGAGATGAACTTGGAAGATTTATGTCATACAAGTCAATGCGATATTTAATAGTTAAGAAAATATATTTTCAAGGTATTAAAGCGAATATGTTTTTTACAAAGCCCTTCAGAAAAGGAATTGAAAAATATGAATTAGAAATGACAAAAGCATTTGTGTCAGATATAGAATCTCAAATGGTCTTTGGACAAAAAAAGTAAATTATGCCAAACATAGCATTAAGAAGCCCACAGTATAAAGTGATTGCAGGAGCAACAGGTGTATTATCTACTAAGTGTAGAATATACATTGAAAGCAATCTAAAATATACGATAATAAGAAATAACCCTAGCACAAACACAGGGATAAACTTTGATATTTCAGAACTAGCAAGGGATTATTTAGACTTAACTTGGTCTAATAATTCGACACCTCAATCAATTCGTATTTTAACGCTGTTAACTAACTACTCAGGGCTCAACGGAACTGGCTCGACAGTAGGGTTTCAACAAAGCTTTGATGATTATGGCTTTGAAGCGTATGGACTTTATACAGATGGGGCTAATCCAGAATTACCATTTTCTGAAAGATTATTGTCGACTTGGTTATTAGCGGCAAATGTATCATTATCAGACCTTGATAGTTTTGAGGTCTTTCTTCCTTATAATGTTGCAGCAAAAGTAGTTGGAATGAATTCTTCAGGTGTAGCAGTAGTACATACTATTTCGTCAACAGACACATTTATTGATGTAAATGATATAACTCCAATATTAAAAGTTAGAAGAATAGATTGTACAAAATATGGTATTGGAACACAATGTGTTTTTATAAATAAATTTGGAGTACAACAAGACCTATGGTTCTTTCTAAAAAATGCTAGAAATATAAGCAGAAGAAACGAAAACTATCAATCGAATACATTAGTAATTGCGAATAATGTTCCTGCTGAATATACTATAACAGATGCACCTACAAAAGTATTTAATACTAATGCTAAACAAACCTATAAATTAAGTTCAGGTTATTATCCAGAATGGGCTGTTGAATATTTTGAGCAGTTATTATTAAGCGAATATGTTTGGATTAAAATACCAAGAAATGAAAAACCCGGTTCATATCAAACAATACCTGTAACAGTAAAAACTTCTAGTATGGCAATTAAAACTTCTGTAAATGATAGGCTAATTGAATACACAATTGAGTTTGAAGATGCTTTTGATTACATAAACAACATTAGATAAATGCAAAAATTACAGCTATATATTGAAGGGCAAAGGGTTGATTTATTTAAAGACGAAACTGTTTCGATTACTCAAACGATTCAAAATATTAAAGATATTGCAAAGATTTTTACTTCATTTACCAAGACATTTTCTGTACCTGCTAGTAAGGTAAACAACAAGCTGTTTAAGCATTACTATAATTATGACATCACAAATGGATTTGATGCAAGGATTAAGAAATCAGCAAGTATTGAATTAAACACAGTACCATATAAAGATGGCAGAATAAGACTTGAAGGTGTTGATTTAAAAAACAATGTTGCTCATACTTATAGAATTACATTCTTCGGAAATACTGTTGAGTTACCAGATATTATTGGAGAAGATAAATTAGCCTCATTACCATTTTCAGGTTCTGAATTTATTATTCCCTATAGTCCTAATGAA